ATCATCTTTAAGTTCCTTCGCATTTGTGGCTGAGGCAAACTTATTTTCTGCTATCTCTATAAGATCTATAAAATCATCTTGATAGCCAAGGTCATCTACGCTATCGTTAAGTTCCTGTATTTCTTGGGCTGCTACTGTGAGTGGATCATCAGAGTGGGCTTCCTGGGGGGCTATAAGTAGCCAGCCAAAGGCTAAGACTGTGGCCGTTACTATTCTTAGTAGTCGTTTAATTACCTTTCCCCCTTGCAGACGACATGTCTGATAGGATGATTATACCATTTTATTGCACAAAAAAGGGGCTGCCGTAATTGGCAACCCCTTTAATGTTGGAATAATTACTTAACTAAAGTAACCTTTGCCTTTGGATTCTTCTTGTTCCACTTGTTTGCAAGTGTGTTGAATGCCTTCTTTAGTGATGCAAGTGCAGCAGTGTTATCTGAAGTCAACTTAGCAATCTGAGCATCCTTAGCAGCGATAGCGTCAACAAGAGCCTTGTCTGAAGCAATCTTGGCTGAAACAGCCTCTGCCTTTAACTTAGCAATCTCTGCTGCTGCAGTGAGCGCATTTGAATCTGCAACTGACTTAGCAGTAGCAGAATCGGCTGCAGCCTTGGCAAGAGCATCTGCAAGAGCCTTTTCTGCTGCAGTCTTAGCAGCAATCTGAGCAGCAAGTTCTGCTACAAGATCACGGACTGTGATCTCTGCAAATGGAGCAAGTGTTGGAGCAGTCAAGCCTACAACTGCTGCAGCAACTGCATCTGTTGATGTTGTTGGAGCAAACATAACTAGTGCTCGTGTTCCAACTGTTGGAAGTGTTGCCTTAAATGTTGCAACTCCAAAGTCTGAAAGTGTAGCACCTGTTGATGCTGTTGCTGAATCAAGTGTTGCTGTTGCAGCAAATACTGTTGCAGTAAGGGACTTACCAGAAACCTTGTTTCCAAATACGTCTGTTGCTGTAACTAGAATGTCTTGCTTTGTACCTGCAGCACCTGATACTGGAGCGGTTACTGTTAGGTTGTTGATCTTACCAGCAGTGCCCTGTACATAGTATGTAAGGGTTGTTCCACCGTTGTTGATTACAACTGTGCCAATTGCTGTTGTCTTTGTATAGACATAGAATGTTGCAGTTGTTCCTGTACCAGTTGCGATTGTCAATGACGATGATCCTGATGTCGCTGCTACTGGTGCAGCAGATGTGTGTAATGCAGACACGATTGTTGCGTTTGTTGTCACTACAGAAACGACTGTTCCTGTGTCAACTGTTGCGACGAACTTAAGTGCGTCAGCAGCGTCAACTGTGTTGTCTGCAGGGACTGGCAATGCAGCAGGTGTAGCAATTGAAGAAGCGGTTGTGTTAGCCGTTCCAGCAAGATCTACAGCAACTGTCATTACAGCAGCACTTGCAGGTGTTGCTACGATTGTGCCCAAAGTCATGGCTGCAACCATGGCTAGTGCGATTTTCTTGAATGAATTCATTCGGTATTTCTCCTTATTTATAGTAGATTGAATCTATCCAGATAATCTTTTACATCATCTGGCATAGGTTTATATTCTATCACATTGTCTCTACCTGTGTCAACCTGCTTAGGTCGATCACTAATGGTATGAACTTCGACCACCATATTTTGGTCTTTTGGGGTATGTGATATTGCCCCAAATATTGCTCCACACACGGCATCTGCCAGGTCTTTTGACTTCTTTCGTGGGTGGTCAACTCTGTTATTTTTCATAATCTTTAACTGGGTTAGTTCATCGAACAATAGTTCGATTGCTGGCATAGCCAGTCTTTCCTCATAGACAAGCATAGCCATATCTTCATAATGTTTTTTGGCAACAGAAACAGTATCAGTTCTCATTCCTACCTGCTTTAACTCATTTTGAATATCGAATGACTGCCAGCGGTCAAAGGAAACCATTCCAATATTAAATCCAAGCCTACGAAGGTTTTGAATCCACATCTTTACTTCAGATAGGTTAACAGGTCCTTCAACCTTTGGCTCCCACCAGGCTACTGCATCTACCACAACAATTGGTGCTACTTGTTCATAGTTATTAATTACCTGAATATTTACCCATTTATCTACGTGAGCAATAGCAACAGCACACTTGTCATGCTTTTGTGCAAGGTCAGCATGAACATAATAAACCTTGTCTGGATCTGGTTTAAAAGATTCATCAAACCTTCTAAAGTTATCTACAGGGTTTCTCAATGTCATACAGGCTCTTACTTTTTCAGACTGCTTAAAAAAGGCATCTGATGCAAAAGTTGGAACGCATGCAAATCTTTGCATTGCATCTCCTATGTCTGTTAAAAATGCAATCTTAAAATCATCAATCTTTCTTGTAGGGTTTACTTCCCATGTTGGTTTCTTTAATGCGAAGACTCCTGGATATTTATATGAAAGAATTTGATCTTCATCCCAGGAAATATCAAAATAGTTATCTGGATCATCTTCTGGCAAGATTGGATTGATAATAAACCTGTGAGTCTTTTCAATTGACTCTTTTTCAGCAATTACAGCATCATATCTTTCTGAAATAAAGTCTCCTGGATATCTTGGGAATGAAAGCAAAACAACCTTGCCTAAGTCAGGAAAGCGAGAATCTACTGAAGCACGGAATGCTCTGTAGATATTGTCAGCAGTCTTACCCTGATCATTTCCTGTTCCAATCTCAGAAGCAAAGCCAGAGATTTCATCAAGAACAGCAAGAAGAAGGTTTAAACCCTCATGAGACTCTCTTTCTGAGTGACCAGAATAAACTGTAATAGACTTATCAAACTCAACTGAGTCTGCCTTAGCATTGTACTTTCCAACAAACCAAGGAGACTTTTCAATCTTGGTCTTAAAACCTTTAAAGAAAACATTTTTTGCTTGTTGAGCGTTAATAGCCACATTGATAAGGTCAATAGCATCTCCAGAGGGCTTACCAAAATATTTTGCTGGGTCTTTTAAACATAGAAGTTTATATACGATGTATGAGCATGCTACTGTTGATGTAAAGTCTTTTCCAGATCCCTTGCCAAGTTGCAGAATGATTTCGTTCTTAGTATACTTATTATAATATTGGTTTCCTTTTTCTTCCCCCAGCAAATTTATAAGATCTTCTTTACGATAGATCTGGCTCATGGCTTCTACAATGTCGTACTGAATATCTGACAGTGGAGGTTGGCCAAGGTATGCTTCTCCCTCTACAAATGTTCTTGCGTCTACTGGAATCTCTTGAAAGTGATCATCTTGTAGTGCTTCTAAAAACTCATTGAACATCGTGGACAACTGTAATCACCTCGTTGTCTTTTGCAAATGAAGAAAGTCTACGCATAATCTCATCACGAACCTGTGGATACTCTGAAGCAATGTCCTTTAATATAGAAACAAGAACTTCTTGGCGACGCTCAATTTCAATCATCTCTTCTGCAAGTTCTTTGTTTTCAAGCAGGCCAGCCTTTTGCAACATGTCAATTCTTTTGGACTCAATGTCCATAACAAGTTTAATTGCTGCAGTCTTTGCACTAAGATTGTTAGTCATAGAGGCTTCATCAATCACCTCGTATGTGCGTGAAACCAACTTGCTATAGTGTGTATCTGCTGCTGCAAGTGCTTCTTTGGCACGGGCACGAATAGCATCATTAGCAGATGCCATGACTTTCCATTCATTGATTAGTGTAACAACCTTTGTTCTTGGTATATCCAGTTGCTTTGAAATTACTGTAGGATCGTTACCTTTTAGGTATTCTTCTACTACCAGGTTTACCTGATCAAGGTGCTTAACTAAATCATCTTCGGTTGACATACTTACCTTCTAATCTGTTGATTTCGTCTTTGATATAAAAGATGGCTTTCTCAAGATCCTGGATGGTTTTTGATTCATCCTTGATTCCTGCTCTCCACAAATACTTAAAAGCATTACCAATGTTAAAGTTACGATGACGTGTAATTTGAATACATTCTACTCCAGAAGGGTCTGTAGTATAGTGGGCTGGGTGGTTGACTTGATCAACAGTTATGTTTAAGTTTTCACTCATCATCTTCCTCCATATCAAATGCATCTGGAAACCCTTTAAGAGTTGCAGTTGCATATGCAATTCCTACCGCTGCTACCAATGATAGAACAAACGCTACATATTTAATCTTTTTCATCTTTTTGATTTCCTTAATCCAAATTTAGCAAGGTATACGTATATAGTTTCAACACTAGATCCGCACTCCTTTGCAATCTCTTCTGGAGTCTTTTTATCCACAAGATACCTCTTACGCATAAAGACTTCACTTGTATATAGTTTAGCAGCCATAGTATTATTTGTCAACTCCAATTGCCTTACCCCAGTTTGATAGTGCCCAGTGGCCAATTCCACAAGCATCTGCCACATCGTTATCTGTAATAGACCTATCATAATTAATATTAATAAAGTTTATTGTTCTTTCTTTGCGAAGCATTCTCTCGTAGGCTTTATAGTATGATTCAGATTTTCCTGGGGTTTGTGCACGAATAATAAGTTGCTCTTCTTTAGAGATCTTTTTATTTCCGATAAAGTTTTGCCAAGTTATTGGGGAAACCTTTCCAATAATCTTGGTACCAGACTGTCCAGCAGACCCAAGTATTGCCCCCTGAACCAAAGCAAGGTCAGCAGCAGTTTTAGGACTATTCATAAAAACAGTATGCTCAATAATTATTGCCTCAAAGCCACCATACATGTCAATAAATAGTTTAACTTTTTGTCCTGCGTCCATAACCTTTTCATAGGTGTCTTTTCCTTTAAAGGTAATCTTGCCAACTGACTCTAAGGTTTTTTTCTCTGTGTTAAAAATAGCAAAGGCAAGGCTATTAGTGCTTGCATCAATAGCACAAATAGTCTTTGGGATTTTTATCCCTATTGCCTCTGCTAATTTCATTTTAGATTATCCTTAATTTCTTTTAATGCTTTTGCAACATCTGAAGGATTTACATTGCACTTAACACAAAGACTTTCATCGTTATATATTGATAAAGGTTCTTTACATGACTTGCAATTTCTTTCCTTGCCTTTTCTTTTTTGTCGTCTAGAAATCATATACCTTGCAGCAATTTTTTCTTTAGTAGACATATCTCTGCACTCTGGTGAACAGTATATTTGATATGTTATATCTGTTTTAAATTGTTTATCACACCATTGGCAGTGTTTCATCTAGTGGCTCCAAGGACTTTAGTTTAAAGTCTCCCTTACCAGCCTCTGCACATGCCTTTTTAATTGGACATGATTTGCAAATTTTTGAATTTGAGCGATAGTTCTTTTCAGGTAGGGTTCTGTCGACCCAAGCCTTACGAACTGATCTCATCCATTCAAACGTCTGGTCTACCCACCGACGATAATAATCATTAACTTCTACTGGAAGGATTAGCAACTCATGGTTATTCTTGTTCTCATAAATAAGAACTGCCTTAGCCTTCTTTAGAATCTTCATATAAATCAATAACTGAATTAGGTGACCGCTCTTAGGTTTGTTGTGTGCCTTACGGTATTCAAACCCTTCATTCATCATTGTCTTGATTTCCCCAAGGAGTTCTTCTCCCTGCCAATTTACAATAACGTCCCCATATCCAAAGATTGGTGGATCATTGTTTGTAATTTTAAACTCAGAGTCAACAAGAAAGTCTGGAACGTTGCCCATGGCTTCCTGAATTCTTTCGTGAGATTTTGTTCCTGCAGTCATGTTTGCTGCACTATATGGTGTTGCATCATCCTCAAACATTTGACCATCAAATGCAAGATACCAATACCTTGGACACTCTCCATGCCCGTAGGCAATTGTAGATGGGGCAAAGGTTTTCTTCTGTGTTTGCTTATCAATTCGGTTTACAATATATCCAGACTGAATCTTTTCAGTCAAACCAGCAACATCTACTGAGTGCACTGGTGGCTTTTCCTGTTTAACCATAATCTGCTGTAATAAACTTTTTGTCATGTTTTACTCGTTTCTATTAGTATAAGTATAGCAGATTAACGGGTTATATATTTGAGTGCAGACACTAAATTATTAAGAGACTCTGCTGCAGTATAATAAAGATTCTTCTTTCCACGATCTGACTTATCAACATTAGCCATCCATGTAGCCTTAAAAGCCATCTTTGCTGCTATTGCTTGAAGCCGTACTATCTCTACGTGTGCTACGTTCAAAGGAATGTCTGGCTTAATAATTAACTTGGCTATCATTGTAAGCGCTACTGTTAACTCCTCATCCTGCATGTAGTCTGCAATCTCTGCTAGACCGTTTACCATATCTATTGTTGTACCTTGTTGTTCCATGTTTACCCCATCGATTTCATGTCAATACCGTCACGAAGACCCTCTTCGTTCCATAAATTAAATGCAGCCATCATCTCTTGGCGAGACTGTAACTTATCTAGATACTCTTTTCTTTTCATTGGGCTTTTTTCTGGATCAATAGGATTGTCCTCTCCAGTAAACCTATAGTTGGTAGTTGGGCAGTAATCCATGCTAATAATCTCACAGAACTCCCCTTCTTTAAATTTTCTTTTTGGTCTCCAGTGAATTTGATTAACAGCACTAAAGACAATGGTTTGACCAGCAGTCAGTGTATACTTTTCAAATTTAGAAGAATCTTCTGGGGTACTTATGTAAAGGTCCCAGTCAATATTTGTATCAAGGCAGTAGTTAATAGTTATAAGGTTCTCATCTGCATCAAGGTGTGGTGGTAGCGCTGGGCTATTGTCTCCATACCCATACTTAATATTGTAGTCAATATAGTTATAGTGACATAGCGCTATATCACCGTCATACAACGGCTTAGCAATGCTATCCAAAACCTTCTCACAGTCTTCTGGCATATCAAACTCGATCAAAGTTCTTGACATATTCTTTGCAATCTTTGGCTGATACCTACTTCTAAATTCAGAAGTTCTTATGTATCCATCTTCAATTCTGTCACCAATGATAAAAGGTTCTAGTTTTCTGTTCTCTTCTAAAAGAGATTTAATTCTTAAAACTTGGTCTGAATCAAATAAGTTGTCTATATAAAAAGGCAGTCTTTTTGAATACTTATCCATTGGTGTTAGGTAGTTATGCATTTCTGCCATTTTAGTTATTCCCCTGATCGTACATCTTTCTAAACTTTCCCTCTTTAGCATTCATTGTTTCGTTTACAGAAGGGTCTTTTTTATCCCCGCCTCTTTTTCTGAGATGGAAGAAAATCATATCTATTCTTTCTCCATCTTTAAAATCTTTTTTTACTCTCCAATGAATCTGGTGTGTTCCAGAAAATGTTAAAGCCTGATTATTTTTTAACTCAAAGACACTGCCTTCAACTACTAGTGGCCAGGTAGTATTACCACCTATCTGATAGTCAAAGGTGAACCTTGGCTCTGGAAAGGTGTCGTCAAAATGAGGGAATAGGTTTGGATACCTTGTCTTTCCATTTTCATCTGTTGTTTTTTCATATTTAGAAAACTGGTACTCAGATATCTCCAATCCTGACTCCCCAGACAACTCCTCACATTTACTAATTATTTTTTTAGATATATCTTCTGGTAATGGAAAGTTTGATATTTTTTGATTAAACAGTTCCATTAGGTAGCCCTCGTTAGACTTTTCAACTAACGAATAAATCATTTTAATTTCTTCTTCAGTTAAAACTGAGTCAACAATCGTATTTACTTCATCATACTTCATTCTTATCCTCCTGTACAAAACTATTGGCAAAACTCAAAGCACTTTGATACTTTTCTGGATCTTCAACCTTTATTAGCCCTGGAGTAAAAAACTCAAAGAATATAAGTCTAACAAAGTTACCCTCACTCCATTTAATACTTGGTCTCCAATGATAATGTGTGGTTGGATACATAGCCAAAATAGAATTATCTGACAAGACGTATGTCGACTCCTCAACACCAAATGGCCAAGATATGTTTGAAGCAAGTTGATAATCCAATATAAAGCCACAGGACCCATTATCTTTATGAACATTTAAAGATGGTGTACCATATTTTGGATTATACTCAACGTACGTTATACCACTAATATTTTGAGGGTGTGAAGTTTCTAGTTGATACATATCTTTTGCAAGTTTTAAAACCTTTTCAATAACTGAGTCTGGCATTGGTAGGTTATTAATTTCAATCCTTCCAAGAAAATCTCTTTTAATTCTAACAAGGTTTTCTGTATGTGTATTACCCATAAGAGCATCTGACCATTCAACATGCTCTCTACTTTTAAGTTCATTTGAGATGTTTGTCTCTATATCCTTAATTTCTTCTTCAGTAAATACATTTTCTTTATAACTATTGTTTGCCATACTCTTATTATACACCATCAGTTAGATTCTCAAGAATTGACATTTCAATTATTGCAAGTCTTACCTTTGAGTTACCCTCGCCTATTACTACAACTATTGCTGGATCCTTGCCATTCTTCATAGCATCGGTGGTAGCCTTTGCCCAAACCTCTTTATTTAAAGTAAAAGATTTTCCAACCTCTTTAAAATCTACAACAAAGTTTTTCCAAGAAGCATCTCCCTTTTGGGTGTTACGACCAGAGTTCTTGTGCTGCTTAGCCCCAATCCTTTTGCTTTCACTTTTTTCAGTCATCTCTTTTTACTTTCTTGTATCCTTTTTTAAATAGCATCACCTCTGACAGATGTTTGTCTGAGCACATCCAAGAGGCCATTCCAGTCTCCATATAAACTCTCATAGTCTTTACTTCTTTTTTACATGTTTTGCAAGGAAACTTTCCTTCGTATATGCTGTAGTTAGCCATTTAACCTTGCCTTGATTGATTCTTGCAAGTCAAGATCCTCTCTTACACGATTCACAAACGCTTCCTTACCCTGAACCTTTGAGCCATCAGGAAGGATATACCAAGCCCCTGTGCGCTCTACAATACCATTTAGTTCTGCTGTAGTAACCAGATCACCAATGGTATCAAGACCAATATCGTCACCTCTAAAGTAAAAATCATACTCACCAGATTGGAACCCTGGAGAGGTTTTGGAGAACTGGAGTTCCCATTTAATAGTTCTACCAATTTTTTCTTCAATTAATTTATCTCCTACTTTGATCTTGCCCTTAATCGCTTGATTGTCTGACTCTGAAGAAAAGAGTTTAACAATACATGAGGAATAAAACTTAGTAGCCTGGCCACCAGAAGGCTGCTGGCTAGTATACATAGCATTAATATTATTACGAGACTGAGAAATGAGAACAAGCAGAGTTGGCTTAACTTTATTGTTTGCATAGTTAAGCATTTTCCATGCGTTACTAAAGTCACGGGATTCGGCTCCAATCTGTTTAGTGTTTTCTAATGCCTTCATCTCATCTGTATCTTTTTCAAAATAGATTGCTGGAAGCATTGATGTAATAGAGTCTACCACAATTAGGTCAACTCCAGCGTTCATAAGTCCAACACCTACATCTACCATATCGCTAATAGTTCTTGCTTGTGAGTAGATTAGTTTTTCTGGATCTACTCCCAAAGTTCTAGCCCAGTCTTCTGAGTATGACATCTCTGAGTCAATCCATGCACACAACTTTCCTTCTGCCTGTGCTAAAGCGATCATCTGAAGACACATAGAAGACTTTGCTGAAGACTTTGATCCCCAGATAAGTACCTGTCTACCGTAAGGAAGCCCTCCACCAAGAGCACGGTTTAGCCCAAAACTAGGAGTGGGCTGATACTCATAGTTGACTCCTACTCCACTGCCCAATCTCTTTCTTAACTTGGGATCTAACTGTGCTAACGCTTCTTCGATACTAACTGACATGTACATCCTCCAATGTTACTGTTCCGTCTTTTGTTTTACCAAAACTAAATTTATAAGCCTTTCCTTCTTCAATATGCATATATGCTTTTGCAAAAGATGTAGGGAAAACTGTAATAGAATGAAGATCTCTGTCTGTATCTGCTAATGTAAGAGATGCCATCTTTTTTCCAGCCTTTGTAATTCTTGGTTTAAAAGAAACTACAAACATTTCTTCATCTTTATAAGGTAACTGCTTATAACCCAAGAACTTTACAAGGGCGTTTGAAGATCCTTTTATTTCATCAGCAGGTACTGCAGAAACAATCCTGTTATCATTACAAAGAATAAGGTAAGTACGACCAGTCTCAATAGTCGTTCCTTCTTCATCAAATATACCAACACTACCAGTCTTGTCCAAAACTTCAACTCGTGACCATCCTGTTCCTCGTTTAATTGATTTTACCATACCCAGTAAAACATATGACCCCTTTTCCTCAAACTCTTCCACATCCTGTATAAATGCGTAGTAGTGTGAAGGAATTGTAATATTAAACTCTGGAAGGTTTAAATATTCGTATAGGTTTTCTTTAATCTGACTATCGTTTCTTGGATTATCTGGAAACGTTAAAGCGCCAACCATATTCATTGCTTGAAGTGCACGACTGTTTACCCCATTACCTTTGGTAAAAGTAAACTCCTCCACCTCTTTCAATGTCTTAAAAGGTCTTGCAGCAATATACTTTTCTGCAATGTTGCTTGATATGTACTTAATACCAGTCAGGCCAAATCTAATACCTTTACCTTCAATCTTAAAGTCAAAGTCTGAGTCGTTGATATGAGGTAACTTTACAGGAATCCCCATACGCTTTGCCTCAATAAGGTACTCAGTTCTGTTATCCTTGTCCTTTTCATTTTTAAGAAGGGCAAACATAAACTCTAGTGGATAATAATACTTTAGCCACGCCGTCCAATACGAGAGCGTAGAGTAAGCAACCGCATGAGACTTGTTGAACGAGTAACCCGCATGCGCTTCAAAGTCATGCCATAGATCAAGAGCCTGATTGGGACTAACAAAGGCAGAAGCGCCCTTGACAAACCTGTCTTTGAACTCATCAAAGTCTTTAGCATCTTTTTTCTTTCCAATGATCTTTCTAACTTTATCTGCTTCTGACATGGACATCTGTCCAAGGTGTACGCATGCTTGCATAACTTGTTCCTGGTATAAAACGCAACCATAAGTATCCTCCGTAAATGGTTTCATAATTTGGTGACTATAAGATACATTCTGCTTTCCGTGCTTACGTGCAATGTAATCTTTACCAATTGTATTCATAGCACCTGGACGAACAAGAGCATTTGATGCAGCAAGTTCGTTAAAGTTCTTTACACCCATCTTAACAAGAAGGTTTGTGTATGGTGTTGCTTCACACTGGAATACACCTTTTGTGTAGCCGTCAGAAAGCATTTCATAAATCTTTGGGTCTGCAAGGTCAAGCGAGTGTAAATCAATATCCTTGTAATGATTCTCTTTAATCATTGCAACAGCATCTTGAATAACACTAAGAGTCTTTAGACCCAAAGCATCAATCTTAATAAGGCCAATTCGCTCTGCTTCTTCCATATCAACACCAACAACAGGAATTCTTTCATCAGAACCTGGAGATGATCTTGTTTCCATTGGTGCATATCTAAAGATTGGATCCTTAGATGTTACAACACCAGCAGCATGAATACCTGTACCACGAATGCGACCACGAAGTTGCTCTCCATAAATCTCTACCTCTGGATACTTTTCTCTAAACTCTCTTGTTGACTTTGATGTGCAGAAGTCTTCCCAAGTGTCAACTAACTTAAGTACCTTATTAACGTCTGTAAGAGGAATGTTTAATACTCGTGCAACATCTCGGACAACACCCTTATCTTTAAACTGTAAGAATGTCGCAATAGATGCAACGTGCCTATATTGTCTAACAAGATAGTCTTTAACCTCATCACGACGAGAGTCTTGAATATCTGTATCAATATCAGGGAAGTCGTTGCGCTCTGGATTAATAAAACGGAAAAACAAAAGTCCATACTTAATAGGATCTACATCTGTAATTCCAAGAGCGTAGCAAACCAATGATCCAGCAGCAGATCCTCGACCTGGCCCTACCATTATTCCTTCTTTCTTAGCCCAAGCAATCATGCTTTGAACTACAAGGAAGTATGGAGCAAACTTCTTATCTTTAATAATTTCAAGTTCTTCTTCAACTCTTGCAACATATTCTGGGTTATTTGCAAAACCTCTTTGCTCTAAACCTTCGTATGCAATCTTCTTTAGTTCTTTATCTGGACTCTTATACTGTACAGGTAGAAGATTCATGCCATCTTGAATGCCATAGTCTCCTACTGTATCTGCTAATAGGAGTGTATTTGAGTAGATGTCTGGTCGATCAATCCCCTGCGATTCCATCGCTGCCTTCATCTCTTCATATGAGAGCAGATGAATATCAAACTTATTAAAAGTAATCTGACGGTCTTCTCCATAAAGGTAGTCAAGGCGTTCCATCATGTTTGTTTTCTTTTTTGACTTTTCGTATGTTGTATCTTTTAATACCTTGCCGTGTGTGTTCATGAGCAACTTAAACTCTTGAACTTCCTTTTGTGATGAGTCAACATGGTGACAGTCTGGAGTTACAACTACCTTGACTTCAAACTCGTCAGCAAGTGCAATAAGATATTTATTAATGTGTGCTTCGTTATGTGGCATGACTTCAATGTAGTAATCATCTCCAAAACGTTCTTTAAACCAAGAAATGTACTTCTTAGCAAGTGCAAACTCTTCTTCCTCAAGTGCTTTAACTAAAACGCTACTTGGACAAGCAGAGGTAACGATAATACCCTCTTTATACTTTTCTAAAATAGTAAAGTCAAATCGTGGCTTCTTAAAAAAACCATCTGTCCAAGATAGTTCACTAATCTTGTTAAGATTTTCTAAACCAATTTGATTCTTGGCTAGAAGGATAATGTGATTGTAGACAAGATCTTGTTGACCTTCTCTTTCAGACTTATCTCGTGTATCAGATATGTCTGCACACATGTATCCTTCTAGACCTAGAAT